CGTCGATTCAGCAGCTCTACTAGCATTCCAATAACCCTTAACAAACAGGTTGTTGGAAAAATCTAGAAGGGCCGCCCGTGAGGCGGGTCCGTCGGAACTAAAACTCTTCGGCTTTACGGGGGTTACATCGTAACCCTTATAACAGTCGGCACCACAGCTCTCGCGAAAGAAGCCGTTACTGAAAGATTTTTCAGTATTGACCTTCAATCCGAGGTATTGTAGCAAGAGTTTTAGATCAGCATACCCGGTCTTCGGCATAATAATATCATCGCCGAAAACCTGGACACTTGTACCATTCCTAAGAATTAATTCTTTGAGTGAGTTTCCCGGCAAACAAGCCAGAGCACAGCACAAAAAGAATAAAGTCTGTACAGGAAAGGTCAGTGCAGTACCTTGAGAGGCAAACTTCTTCGAAAAGAAGAAGCGTGACGGAGACGAAATATCGTCTCTCATCCACCTCGTCCGTGTTGAGTGTATAGAATGTAATATAGACTGATTACGTCTAAACATACGTTCTATAGCCCAACATGACAAGCGGTCGGAAGCGCTAGATAAATCTACCGTAACCAAATCGCCTGTAAGGCTTGCAGCTTTAACCATACGCTGAGATTTAGCTTGATCCCTAAAATCTATAAACCTAGATTTAAAGATTCGAGAGATATTCTCAACGAAGAAGTCTTTCATGGCCTGCTGGCACCATTGGTGCTGTGAGGGCTCCGAGGCGATAAGCCTAGGGCCCTTCGCTGTCTTTGGGACAGCGATAAGTCTTGAAGGAACTTCATGGTTGAGCGGCTTCCTATAACGATCAGACGCGGTTTTTCCGCATTGTTCGAATGGGAACCACTCCTGCAACTTAGCCGGCCAGTATCGGAAGTTATATTTATTAACTTTCGATTCACGGTCAGCTACTGCACCGTGTCCGTGTCTAAAGGATATCCCTCTTCCGGCTTCAAAAACGGCCTCTGAATAGGAGACTGCTTCGAAGAAGGGGAAGGATCTGCTAACGTCGTCAGCGATTTGCTGAAGTCGTTGACAGAGGCGCCGTATACGGGCCTGCTCGTTGAATGAAAGAGGTGACTTACCTCCGTCTTCTCCGAAAAGGTCAGTACTATCAGCAACCAAGCCGTCACAAAAGTGAAGCTTAGTGCCGATATTACGGGGATCCAGTGCGTCGAATTTCCACCCGAGGGTGGGCGTTCTCGTCTGTGATTCAATGTCATGGTACTCCTCGACTGTCTTAATAAGGCGGTCCTCAGAGCAACCAACTTCGAGCTTTTTCCCTAGACAGCAGAGCTGTCGAAGGAACATGATCGAATTGACATCCGCGTCGTCCAAAAGACACGCATCTGTGGAGAAAACACGCAGCCATAGTCCCGAAAATAATTTCGGCACTTTGACCCTCTTAGACCGCT